AGTGCTAAGCAAGCTTAAAAAACGCTCACGTGCGGCTTTTTGTGATACCGCTTTAGCAATTGTTCCTGAGTCTCGAGCTTCTTTCCACGCTTCAAGAGATCTAGCTGTACTGCTCGCTTCTTGGTAAGCGGGGTAAGTCACTGGACTGACATCATAAAGACGCGAGATTTTATGAATCTCACGAATGATTACACCATCATCATTTTCATACCATTCATCTCCATTACGTGCGATCTTAAACGCAAAGGATGATTGAGTAATATCACCACGTTTTAGCGGTGCAATAACTAAATCTCGAATAGTTGGATTATCTGGTGCAATAATGTCGTATTTAAGACCAGTTTCATCAACTGATAGACTCAACGTGCCAGCTTTACTGCGCCCTAGAATGAAATTTGGATCGTGATTAAACAACCCGCGCACATCATCATCAAGCACATCATCAAATGCACCTGGCATAATGATTTCGCGAAAACCCCACATTACTTCAGACATAGAGTTGAACACGGAACCATAACCGATAATGTGCGTAGGCTCATTATCTCGGCTTTCCGCTCGCACTTCGCCTGCGTAGGAGCGCTTTTCTACATCACTCATTTGTGTTCTCCGTTTGTTTGTTATTTGCTTGCTTTGCCGCATTCACGCTAACCAACATTTCATCCAGTCCTTCAACCGGATTCATATCTTCAAGCTGACGAGCTTCGTTTCTCGACATCCAACCATCAGTGATGGCTGCATGGTAGAACGTTGCGCGCTCACCTGCAGTACCACGCATAATTCCAGCAAGATTAAACTTCACGAAGTAACCCGCTTTACGCTCTGCTTCAGTAAAGATTTTTCGGTTTAGTTCCTGCTCCCAATTAACCACCCATGGCATCACGCTGAATCGGATAAATTGGATTGTTTGCTCAGAAATGTTCGAAAATGTCGCCTTCTCCAAATCGTTGATCATGTGCGCCGGAACATTAAAGATACCTGCAATCTCTGAACGATTCAGTTTCATCATCGAAAGCAGCTCAGTATCGACAGGTGATACGGTCAAAGCCTTATAATCAAGTTCGGCAGGAAGTAATATTGTTTTATTTTCTTCACTTCTCAGCTTTTCTTGCGCGGTTTGCCACATTTTTTTAAAGTTATCCCACGAATTGCTATTCAGTGGTGTCTTAACAGAAAGAATACCTGCAGGACGAGCATTACCGCCAAAGAAACCGCTGGCGAATTTGCGGGCATCCAAACCCAAACCAATCGTCTCAGCATGAGTTTGAATAACTGATTTACCTGTTTTTATTGATGGTCCGAGTGACTTAATGTGTAAAACATCATCAGGGGACAAGCTCATTGTCTTATCGTCGCCGTAGTAAGCATAAACATAGCGACTTCCGTTTTTAAGTAACTGCACTTTCCACGGCTCTAATGATTCAAGTGACACAACTTCACCGTTTTTATCACGAACAATATGGATATAAGCATTCCCATACAATAAAACCGAACTTTGCGCATATTCGCGCAATTTATACGATGTCTGCCAAGCGTTAGGGCTATCATGTAAAAGGTAATATGCCGGATGGTCTTTTACGGCCTCTACTTTATCGTCGCTCTTGCGCTTAACGTGCAGTGGTAATTGAGCTAGCGAACTCGACAACACGTAAACGCAAGCATAGACAGCAGATAATTTCATTGCCAAATCAGGGTTAACCGATTTAGTCGGCTGAATGCCGAATATCTCTTCGTAAGCTGATTCAGCACTTAATGGCACAGCTGGGTTTTCCAGCGAACGAGTGCTAAATAATTTATCAAAAATCATTGCTTACCTCTCGATGCCAAAATAGTTAAAAACAGTAAAAATGCCCCACTGCCAATTAATGCAATATCTGCCCCATATTTGAGATATACTCCATAAGACATCAAGCCAAAGCCTGTTAGACCTAAAAGGTCTAAAATGACAGTTCTCATAGTTCTAATACCTCATCTGGGAAAAAGTTTTCATCATCAACGTTCAACATAATGCGACCTATTGCCATCATTAAAGCCACCGCTCCGTCTATTTTGTTTTCAGGAATTTCTTTAATTGGACGCACGACATCATCATTACCTGGCACAGTCTTACCTACCACATTACCGATACACCACGTCATAATTGGGTTCCCGTCATGATGGAAACGGCCTGATTCAATTGCCGCTTCCAATTCTTTCATTGGATCGGATAAATTGGTGTAGTTTTGTGTTATAGTTATAGGATTCAATCCTTCATCAGCTAAGTTATGGCTGATTGCTATCGCTCCATGCGGGTCAATTGCAACACAGGAAACTCTGTGTTCTTGATTGGTATCTTTGATGACTTCTTCGATTTCTCGATAATCAACTTCTGCGCCATCTGTTGCGGTTAAATGTCCGCTATTTACCCATTTTTGATATTTATCCACCACTCGTTTTAAAGCGGTATCTGTGTTATAGATAGTATCTTCCGGAACGAAGAATTCTGGAGCAATGCAATAATAATGTCGCTTACCATCAATAACCCGAGCAAACACTTTAACAAGCGAGTTCATATCAAGCTTACGCGCCATATCAAGACCAAGCACAACATCGTCACCTTGGAAATCTTCAAGTGATAATGTTTCATCCTTGCAGTTTTCCCAACTCACCATGTTAAAATAGCTTTCTTTAGCTGACACCCACACATTCAAATGTTTGGTTTTAAAAGTATTGGTCAACCGTGCATTATTTATCGCCTTGTTTTGCTGGCTAATCAGGTAATCGCCATACACTGACACATCAAAGTTTGGATTTGCTTTGCGTAATACGCTTTCATCCGTCCAATCGTCATCTTCATCAATTGTATAAATAACCCCAAATAGCTCATCATTCGGAATTGCACCAGACAACTTTTCAATTACTTCTCTGCGTTTGTCATAACAAGGACCTTCGATGTTATAACCTGCAGTCGTAATGATAAACATAAGCGGTTGTTTGCGAGCTCCCATACCAGTCAACATAGTGGTATATAGCTCATCATTCTTATGCTCATGGTATTCATCCACGATCGCACAACTTGGCGAAGCTCCATCACCAGGTGAACCGATAAGCGGCTCAAAACGAGAACCGTCAGTAGGTCTGTTTAAGTTGGACGCATTTACTTCAATGCCGAAAGTCGAGCAAAGCAGATCGGTTTTTTTACACATTAAGCGAGCTGGACGAAAAACTTCCCAAGCTTGTTTTTCGCTGGTTGCACCAGAATAGACTTCCGCGCCAAACTCATTGTCCATGCAGAACATATACAATCCGACACCTGCAGAAATAGCTGATTTACCGTTTTTACGGGGTACTTCAACATAAACTTCGCGGTAACGACGCAGATTGTCGCTTTTGCGCAACCACCCGAAAGTATTTGCCACAATGAAGAGTTGCCACGGTTCAAGTGTGATATTTTGGCGTTTCGATGCCCACTCGCCTTTTGTGTGAGGTAAGTATTGAATAAACTTACACGCCTTTTCAGCTTTCACTTCATCAAAATAATAAGGAAATTTAACCGCACTTTGCTTTTCTAGATCATCAATAAACTGCTGGCAGTTTTTTGCAATAAATCGGCAAGCGGGAATTTTGCCAGCAATAACATCTTTGGCATACTTAATTGCCTTTTTTACATTATCTGTCATTGCATTAACTCCGCAAATGGATTGTGATTTTGCTCATCTACCTTACCAATCAATCGTTGTCGACTGCTTGGGTCAAGTCCGAGCAACGCTCCGAATGTAGTCATTTGTTTCAACGCTTCATTCAAAACAGTAAAAGCAGGATTTTTCGATAATCCACCATTTCCGTTCTCAACAAACGTGCCGTATTTTTCAACATCTTTACAAGCACGATTACGATTCTGATATGCAATGCAATAGTTTGTCACTACTTCAAGATCGGTTTGGAGTAGAACTCCTTGGGATAGTAATTCTTTTAGAATAAAGGCCCACATTTTTTTACCATCAGTATTAAGCTGAGATGGCGGTGGGGTGTTTTCATTAAACGGACTGAACTCAGGCTCGTCTTTATTTAATTTTCTTTTACCGGGGTTGCCGCGACGCTCTTTCACTTTCGTCGGAGTGGGCTTTCTTCCTCGCCCCGGCGTTGTTGCTATTCCTGTCATTTGGCGTTTACCCTAAATTTTTAATTTCGCGGTTGTAAAAATAGAGTTAGGGTGGCGGTTTCGATAGGCAAAACCTATAGAGATTTTACCACCCCCCTACCCTTACAAAAACAACCGCACTTTAAACACTATTTCAAGCGTTCTCGCGCTGTTTTGAATTTATGGCATGAATCACATAGACTTTGAAGATTAGTTAAGTCATCACTACCACCGTGAGCCTTAGGAGTTATATGGTCAACAGTTGTAGCTGTTACAAACAGACCTTGCTTTAAACACTCTTGGCACAGATAGTTGTCTCGAACTAACACGACAGCTCTGATTTTTCGCCATTTAGCTCCATAACCACGCTGAGACGATGTTTTTCCTTTCTGATATCTTTGCCAACCACAACCTTGATGTTCATCACAATAACCATTGCTGTTGATTGTTGTATTCTTACAGCCTTGCTTTCTGCATGCTTTAGGTATTCTTGCTGGCATAGTTCCCACCAAAAGAAAAAAGGTGAGTATTGTCACTCACCTTTTATTTACTTAACTTCTCTGTTTGCCACTCCCGAATTTTATCAATACGGTTTAAGCACATATCACGTTCGCGTTTTAAGATTATCGCGTACTTTGTCACATCACCATAAGTATCACCAGCAAATGCCGTCTTATCTAAATGAGCGGTCAATGCTGCAGGTAATTGAGAACAACTCACTACAACTGGCTTACTGGCGCAAGAACTCAATAACATTGCTAGGAGCACTAGTATTAAAAGCACTGCTAGTTTTAACTTGTTTCGGTATAGATTTGATAACTGCATCTGATTTACTCCTTGCATCTGACTCTACCTGACTTAGCTCAAATGTGAGCTGTCTATTTCGCTCAGCATCTTCTTCTAATCGAGTGATCGTTTGACTTTGTGCAGCAATTGTTTCTTGGTGTGTTTTAATCTTTCCATTCAACCCATCAATAGTTGCTGACTGATGATGAATCCAACCACACAATGCAAGAATTACAAACGCAGAAACAACGGAGCACACCAATAAAACCTTTGTGAATCCGTTACTGATATATTGCCCGATACCAATCATGTTAAACCCCATAATAAATAGCGGTGCGGTTTAGGCTCTTTTGTTTACGCTTTCGCCATCTGATTTAATAGCTCCCATAACCGCACCAGCTAACCATGCACATAACAACTATACTTTATTGACTGGAGATAAACATAAATCACGTTCCCTTAATCTTCGTTTTAATATAGATTTATGCACCTTACCATTCACCCTGGAATAATTAGGGAAAGTATTACACATGCGAATAAAATCTTTATCAATTGCAGCTTTATAAAGCTGAGTCTTTTTAAAACGACCACTTTCTCTATCTAAGTAAAACCGAGAACCTTGACACCCAATGTTAAAAATTAATGAGCCCAAAGCATCTATTTGATTTTGGTTCATTTCATTGTATTGATAGTAATCAATAATGCACTTACTAACCTTGCGCAAATCTTTTGCATACTGATCTGCTATTTCTTCATTGGTATAGGTTTTACCAATGATGACATTAGCGCCACCAGTAGTAGCCGCTCCGATACCAAATGTCCACTCTTTTGCTGCACATTGATACGGATTAGTTCTACAACCTTCTTCATCACCAGTTTCGCGTGCACCATTCTCGGAAATTATAATTCCTGATGAACGATCTTCAGAGTCATATACCAATCCAACAATTACACTAACTAAACAAATACCAAAAGCGCTAGCTTTTTTGAGTTTTGACATCTTTATCACCCTGTATCATTTCACCGTTTTTGTCACGAACGCCCGCTCGAATTTCTTCGAGTTCTAACATTCGTTTTTTATAACGAGATTCACGTATATAACCACATATAGTGACAAGAACACCAATTAAAATAGACCATTCAGACAGAGTCATAGCTCCAAATAAAGCAGTTAGCCAACCATAAGCCTGAGACTCTACAGGCATGTCTTTGAGAATTTGCATTTATACCCACCATATTTTCGGCAATAAAAAAGCCCCGACCGTTTCCGATCAGGGCTGTAAAATTCTTCTGTGCGTTTGCTATGCGCTAAAACCGCAATATAGTACATATAATACACTTTTAGTGTGCACTGTCAAGCGGTTTATGAAGTGCGGTAATTAGTGATGACGTGTCGCAAATATACCCATCGCAGTCTTGGTTTAAATTGAGTTCGTATG